CATACACTGTTAGTGGTGCAACAATTACATTTACTTCTGCTCCACCATCTGGAACAAATAACATTCAAGTAATCCAATTGAATGGTGTGAACACACTAAATACTGTTGCGAATGGATCAATCAGTAAAGTAAAACTAGACTTTGATCCAGAAGATGACGCAACCGCACTGGCGATTGCTTTAGGATAATATAGGGAAACAAAATGGCGAACACATTCAAAAATGCAGCACTGGCAAACGTAAATCATGCTGCCTATGCAACTTTGTACACCGCTCCATCTTCAACACAAGTTGTTGTTCTTGGAATGGCGATTGCGAACAAAACAGGTAACGCAGTCACAGTCAAAGTACAATTCACAGATTCATCAGCAAGTACTACACACCAATTATTGGAAGATGTTAGTATTCCAGGCAACACGACACTGGAATTTTTTGCTGGACAAAAATATATTTTGGAGGCATCAGATATCCTCAAGGTACAAGCGGGAACTGCTTCTTCACTTGACGTAGTTCTTGGAATTATGGAAAAGACATAGGGGTAACTTAGTATGCCATTCTTAGGTAATCAACCACAACAGGGTTTTGCAAATTCGGTAGTAAAGGATAACTTTACACCTAATGGTTCAACTACGGCGTTTACTCTTAGTAAGTCTGCTGCTAGTGCAAACGACATTGAAGTTTATGTAGGTAATGTTCGCCAAGAACCTACAGATGCTTATAGTGTCAGTGGAACAACTCTTACTATGTCAGAAGCGGTTGCATCTGGACTGAACTTCTATGTGTTGCACGTTCAAGGTACAGTACAGAGTTCTATTGCACCTCAGTCAAATTCTGTTGGTACAGGTATAATTCAAAATAATGCTGTTACTGGTGCAAAGATTGCTTCAACAATTTCAACTAACCATACATTTAGTGGTTCACTTACAGTTCCAGCGGCAACTTCTGCATATCAACACATCAAAACTATAGAAGGTTCAAATGTTTCATCCGTTGATTTTCTACATGGAAGTAATGGTGTAACATTTGATAACACCTTTGATATGTATGAGTTTGTTGTTCACTATGCATATAACGCTGCTACTGGTCGTGATTTTAGAGTTTTACCTTCACAAGATGGTAGTTCATTCTCTGTATCAAATACAGAGTGTATACGTTATAGGAGTATTTTTGAATCTGGTAGTGCTGGTAGTGGAGCTGCAAATGCAACTAACTTAGGTGTTTGGAGAAGTTATCTTAATATAGGTGGGGCGGTAGATGACCCAATCACTGCAAGAATACAAGTTGCACATCCATACGATTCTGATAAAAGAACAATTTTTTTGACTGACGCTGGTGGTCGTGACCCATCTAATTATTACAGAGAAATTGCGTCTGGTAATCCAACATCTGCTGGAAGAACCTATGGAGCACAATTTAAAGCAGAAACTGGTAACTGTTATGCAAAAGTTAGTCTTTATGGACTAAAGACTGCATAGGGATAGGATGAGAATATGACATACACATGGAAAGATGTTGGGGATACACCAGATAAAAAACTCAGTCAATCTGAGAAAGAGGTTATTGCAACTGAATGGAACAGATATGAAAAAGAAGATAAACCTTCATTAGATTTACAATCTCTTCGTGAGATTCGTGATATGAGACTTGCACAATCAGATTGGACACAGAATAGAGATATTACTTTGTCAAACGATGATGCATGGAAAACATATAGACAGTCACTTCGTGATATTACAAAAGATTATAAGTCACTTGAAGATGTTAAGTGGCCGGAGAAACCATAATGCCATTAAGTAAAATACAAACAGTAGATAATCAAGTTGTTCCAGCATCTGTCAATTTAGGTCGTAGGAATAAACTTATCAACGGCGACTTTCAAGTTTTTCAAAAAGGTTCTGGTGGTGCAACAGCAGGAAATAATGCTTATGGAAAAACAGATAGATTCAAATATTTTGTAAGTGGAGTAACAACCACTCAAGACCAACAATCATTCACTCATGGACAAACTGATGTTCCTGGCGAACCAACATATTTTATGAGAAATATTTTAGCATCTAATAGTGGTAATGGTGATTACTCTATTGTTGCACAACATATAGAAGATGTTAAGACTTGTGCTGGTCAAGAAGTTACTCTTTCATTTTATGCAAAAAGTTCAGTAAATGGTAATAAAGTTGCAATAGAATTTAATCAAGAGTTTGGTACTAGTGGTAGCAGTAGGGCAACTAGTACTCAAACTGGTGATGCTGGACAACTAGTTACTCTTACAACATCTTGGGCAAGATACACAGTTACAACTACGATTGATTCAATTGCTGGTAAAACACTCGGCCCTAGTCATACAAGTTTTCTAGAATTATATATGTGGATGAGTGCTGGTTCTACTTATAGTGCTCGTAGTAGTAGTTTAGGAAATCAAAGTGGTAATTTTGATTTTGCAGATATTCAATTAGAAATTGGCGATACTGCAACACCATTTGAAAGACGCCCATTTCACGAACAAGAACATGATTGTCACCGTTATTATTATAAAAAACCAGCACAAGGTACACTAGAAGATGACCTTTATGTTATATCAGATTATAATAACTCAACAAGCAACTTTTGGTTGTCATATCCTTATCCTAGAAAAATGAGAGTAAGACCAACTTATGGTAATGGAAGTGGTTGGGTAGACCAATCACCACTAGTCACAAATGAGGGTGAACGTCATGTTGCATTTCAGTTTAATCAAGGTGGTGCATACTTGGATAAAAGCACCACATTTGATTTAGATGCAAATAATTAGGAGTCGTTATGAACATACAATCAGTAAAGTATAAACCAAATCATCCGATTACAGATGAACCGTCAAAGGGTGTTATTGCAGTTATTCGCAATCCAGTGTCAGATAAGGATGAAGAATTTTCTATCCCAGCCGATGAGGGTAATTTACATTATCAAGCAGTTATGGAATGGGTTGAAAAAGGAAACAAGATTGCAGATGCAGACTAAATATGAAAAAGGGAAATAGATAATGCCATTCATAGGACAACAACCTCTTCACGGTGCATATTCAAAGTTAGATGCTATTACAGCATCTGCAACTGCAACATATAACTTGTTGTTGGATAGTGTTGCTTATTCGCCTGAATCTGCAAATCATCTTTTGGTTTCACTCAATGGTGTTATTCAAGCTCCAGTAGATTCTTTTACAGTCAATGGTTCACAAATCATATTTGATTCTGCTCTTACAAGTTCAGACAGTATTGACTTCATTCTTGCGTTGGGTAATGTTCTTGATATTGGAACACCAAGTGATAACACAGTCTCTACTGCAAAAATAGTTAACAATGCTGTTACTGCAACAAAACTTGCAGACGCAAACTTTGCTGGTAATACAAACACTGATACCACAAACACTGGTAACGTCACACTTGATTTCGCAACATATCAAAATCATGTCCTTACCCTCACAGGTAATGTTACACTTGTCAACCCATCAACTGAAGCAGTGGGTCAAACAGGTATTCTTGTTTTCATTCAAGACGGCACAGGTAGTAGAACAGTTTCTTTGGGAACTGATTATGAAACTGCTGGTGCTGCTGGTATTACATTATCAACTGCGGCATCAACGACTGACATAGTACCTTACATCGTTGCCGCCTCTGGAAGAATTCTACTTGGCGCTCCCCAACTTGCTTTTGCATAGGAGTTAATACAATATGTCACTTCTCAATGGTTCACCAACATGGATGTACAATGCTGGTGGCAATTTTTATCCTTATCTACTAAATCAATCTTTGCGATTCAATTCAGCAGATAGTGCATATTTGAGTCGTACACCTTCGTCTGCTAGCAATCGCAAAACATTTACTTTAAGTTGTTGGGTAAAACGTGCTAAATTGGGCGAACAGACTATTCTTGATGCTTACAGTAACGATCAAAATAGAACAAGGTTGATGATAGATGCTGGTAATAGGTTTCAAGTTTTTACTAGATTAAGCAATAATGATCACAATCTTATATGTAACGCTAGAAGCAGAGATACTTCATCATGGTATCATGTTGTTTATTCCATAGACACAACACAATCTACAGCCTCGAATCGTGTAAAAATTTACATTAATGGCGCATTACAAACATTTACTGGATCTAATTTTCCCGATCAAAATGAAGATATGTTTATTAACAGCAATGTTGGTCACAGTATTGGTTGTGCTAATGATGGTGGTGGAAGGGAAACATTCTTTGATGGATATTTATCCGAAATGCACCTTGTCGATGGCAGCGCTTTAACTGCAAGTAGCTTTGGCGAAACGAAAGAGGGCATATGGATTCCAACAGAATATACTGGTTCACATGGCACAAATGGTTTCTATCTGCCGTTTGATGATAGCAGCGCAATTGGTGATGATGAAAGCGCAAACACCAATGACTTCTCTACCAACAATATATCTGCAACAGATGCCGTAGAAGACCGACCAACTAATAATTTTGCTACGATGAATTCTACTCACCCATCAGCAACATTTTTCACAATGAGTGAAGGCAACTTAAAAGTAACCAAAGTTGGAACTGGTACTGCTGGTCTTTATGGACAAACAATGATGCCTCTCACTGGTAAATGGTACTTTGAGGTTTGCATAACAGGTCGTGGTACAAGCGATAGAACTAGAGTAGGCGTTGCAAACTATCACAGTGTTACAGGTCAAAGCTCAATACAAAGTAGTTATAGTGGAGTTGAAATAGCTACGTCTACTTTGAATAGAGTATTAATTACGGCGGGTGGTAGTGTAACTGAAGTTGATGGTTTTTTCACTGCCTTGTCTGATAATGATATTGTTAGGTTCGCTGTCGATATGGACAATGGTCGTTTATATGTCGGTGTGAATGGTAACTGGTGGAATTGGCAGACATCACAAACAGGCGGAGACCCAACATCTGGTAGCGGGTATATAACAAATAGCACCACTATTTTTGATGGAAGTCCAATGACTGCTTATAGTGGATATGCAGCAGGTGCCACTACATCATCAGGACAACATTTTAACTTTGGACAAGACAGTAGTTTTTCTGGACTGTTAACAGCACAAAACAATGCAGATGAAAACGATATAGGTGATTTCTATTATACGCCGCCGACAGGCTATCTTGCTATTTGTTCATCTAACCTTGTCGATCCTGTCATTGACCCAAATGATGGGGAAAACCCAACAGATTATTTTAATACGATTTTGTATAGTGCAACGGCTAATGCCGCAGGCTCAGTCACAGGATATGGTTTCGCTCCCAATTTTGTATGGACTAAAGCAAGGAACGCAACACAAAGTCACCAATTATTTGACACTCTTCGTGGTGATGGTGTGCGTCTTATTACAAACTCCGGCGGTGCAGAATCAGCGTTAGGTGCAACTTATGTGTCGCTTGAAAACGATGGTTTTGATTATGGATCAACAACATTTTCGTCAAATACCTATGTCGGTTGGGGATGGAAAGCTGGCGGTTCTCCATCTAGTAATAGTAATGGTAGTATTACATCCTCAGTTAGTGCAAATACTGATGCTGGATTCAGTATAGTATCTTATACAGGCAACGGTGGTTCTAGTGCTACAATTGGTCATGGACTTACTTCGGCACCAGATTTAATTTTGTTGAAAAACAGAACTGCTGGAGAAGGTTGGGTTAGTTTTTGGGATACTGATGAGATGGGCCCAACTAAGTATCTAAACTTAAATGGTACTGGTACTGCAGCAACATCTAGTGGAGAATGGAATAATACTGCACCCACAAATACAGTATTCACAATCGGAAACCAAGGGCGAGTAAATACTAATACCCATAATTATATTGCTTATTGTTTTCATAATGTTGAGGGATATTGTAAAATTGGATCTTGGGAGGGCGATGGAGGCACTGACGGGCCTATAGTATATTGTGGTTTCCGTCCTGCTTTTGTTTTTATGAAAAATATAGATGACACAGAAAACTGGTTAATCTATGATAATAAACGTGATCCTTTTAATGTTACGGATGAAGCGCTATTACCTAACTCTAACAGTGCATCTGGTGGGTCGGCAAACGCAATGGACTTCCTCTCCAATGGTTTCAAACTTAGAAGTTCTGCTGGTTCATTAAATGGAAATGCTAAAACATTTGTATTTCTTGCAATAGCAGATCAACCACAGAAATATGCCAATGCCAAGTAGTGTAAGTCTTATAAATAAAAGAAAGTATCGGAGAAGGTAATGCCTTGGAAACATGACGGAAAAGTAATAATTGAGGGTAGAAGTTGGACATCTTCTGAAGGTATTTCACATCCTAAGAACTGGAGCAGTGCATGGTCTGATGATGATAAAAAATCTTTTGGACTAACTTGGGAAGAACCTACAGTAGAAAAATTATATAATAGAATGTTCTATTGGGATGCTGATACTGCAAGAAGTCTTACGGATGTTAATGAAGTTGACTCAGATGATAAACCCATTTTGGACAGTGATGGTAATCAAGTCGTAACACTTGGTCTTAAAACAATCTGGACTCAAAACACAAAGAATACAGCAAACTCTAAACTTGCTGAAACAGATTGGTACGTTGTAAGAAAGGCAGAAACGGATGAAGCGATTCCTAGTAAGGTTGCTACATATAGAACTGCCGTAAGGACTGCCTCTGCTTCAATAGAAAAGTCAATCACGGATGCAAAAGATTTAGATGCATTTATCTCCTTATGGGATGTACCTGTTGACAAAGATGATAAACCAACTGGTAATGCTCCCATTGACAATTGGCCGGAGGATCTATAATGGCACTGATTAAAATAAATACAAGAAGTATACCAGATAGTGCTGTAACTCCAGCAAAGGTATCTCAGAATTTAGGTCGTAGGAATATTATCATCAATGGTGCTATGCAAGTAGCACAAAGAAATACATCAGCAACTGGACTTGGTAATGGTGGTGATTATTTTACTTTAGACCGTCATAGATTCTCTAGTGGAAATACTGCTGGAAGATTAACACAGTCACAAGCATCTATTACAGACTTGCCTGGATTTGCAAATGCTATGAAACTGGATTGCACAACTGCTGATACATCTATTGCAGCAAATGAAGATTGTTCTCTTCAATATCGTATTGAAGGTCAAGATTTACAACAACTCAAAAAGGGAACATCTAGTGCAGAAAAAGTAACAGTCTCATTCTACATGAAAACAAACAAAGCATTTACTTTTATGTGCGAGTTAGATGACACAGACAATAACCGATTTAATGGACAACAGTTTACAACAAGTACCAGTTGGACAAGACATATCCTTACATTTGTTGGTGATACAACTGGAACGCTAGATGATGATACTGCTAGAAGTATGATGCTTAATTTCTGGATTCACGCTGGTTCTAATTTTACAGGTGGTACATATACAGCAAACACTTGGCAATCTAGGGCTGCAACAGATACGAACAGAGCTGTAGGTATTGGTTCGTTCTACGATAACACCGCTAATGAATTGCATCTAACTGGTTTGCAAATGGAAGTTGGCGATACTGCCACAGATTTTGAACACCGTACATTTGAAGAAGAACTTCATGCTTGTAAACGATATTATCAAAAAAGTTTTATATATGCTACAGCACCAGCAAACGCTGGTAACACTACAAGTAATGTTTATGACGGAAATATAACTGGATATTGTGGTTCTAACAATAGTGGAGTTTATACTGGTGGACAACCTTTTAGTCCAGAGATGCGGGCAAATCCTACTATGACTACATATGGAAACAGTAATGGACATTGGGGGCAGTTGATACCAACAAATACAGGCACAGTAAGTTATTCTGCTGGTGCCGGATATATAGCGAATGTTCGTACAAACGGTTTTAGTGTTGGTCAAAACATTAGTGGTAATGTATTGATGATTGGTTTTGGGCAGTGGACTGCCAGTGCAGAATTATAGGAGTTATTATGGAAATTACAAATGCAAAATATCAATTAAATTTTAATGGTGAAGTTTTCGCTGTTAATTGTACATTGAATGGACGACCCTCTACTGTTGTTCCAATGGATGAAGGTAATAGTGATTGGATAGTTATCAAAGCAAAAATAGATGATAAATCTTTAACGGTTGCAGATGCTGACCCTCTGGTAACAGAAGAAGAATAAATAAAAGAAACAGGAAAAGATAGATGCCAATTTCAAGAATCAAAACCGATGGTATTCAAGACGATGCTATTACCTCAGCAAAGATTGTCGCCGGCTCCGTTGCTGCAACTGATATAGCAGACGGTGCTATTACAACTGCAAAGATTGCTACTGATGCAGTAACCTCTGCAAAAATTGTTGATGGAGCGGTGGTTGTCGCTGATGTTGCAGACGGTTCTATTACAACTGTAAAACTTGCTGCTGATGCAGTGACAGCTGCAAAACTTGCCGATGATTCTGTTGTAACTGCAAACATTGTCGATGGTAATGTAACTGCTGTTAAGACAACTGGTGTTGGTAAGGGTAAGAATTTAATCATTAACGGCGCCATGCAAGTGGCACAGAGAACCACATCTGCTACAGCAGTAAGTGGGGCTGGTGTCTACAACACTATTGATCGCCTTAAACTGTGGGAAGATACCGATGGTGCATTTACAACTGAACAATCTACTGAGGCACCAGTTGGATTTTCTAAATCTGTAAAACTTCAAGTTACAACTGCCGATACTTCTCTAGCTGCTGGTCAGTATGCTACTTTTGGACAAAGTATAGAGGCACAAAACTTACAACATCTTGCTTACGGCACTACTTCGGCAAAGACTATTACAGTATCATTTTATGTACGTTCTAATAAAACTGGAACATACTGTCTTGCAGTTGATAAGGAAGATAGCACTACATACAAATACGTCAAAGAATTTAGTATAACTTCTGCTGACACATGGGAACGTAAAACAATAACAATAGTGCCCGATAGTAATATCAAAGCGTCTGGCGGTGCTATTACTGACGACACGGGCAGAGGACTTAGAATTTTCTTTGGACTCGCTTGGGGTTCTACTTATACTGGTGCCACTAATGAAGTTTGGTCTAATAACGGAAATCATTATGCTACTAGTAATCAAGTAAACTGGTTGGATAGCACTAGTAACAATTTTTACTTTACTGGTTTCCAAGTTGAGGTTGGCGATAATGCTACAGATTTTGAACACCGCTCATTTGCAGAAGAACTGCGACTCTGTCAACGCTATTTTAGTAAAAGTGCTGCTTACTCAATTGCGGCAGACCACAATCTTGATGGAGACACCGTTGTTGTACTAGTTGATATGGCAAATGGTTTAATGAGAAGTTCGAGAATTTACTTCCCAGTAAAAATGAGAGCAACTCCTACTGTTACTCAACTCAAGGCTGGTACTGGTTTTGGTAGTGCCAATGGTCAGTGGGCTTGGTATCAATCAGGCACTTGGACATTTTACGCATTTAATTCTGGCAACGCTAATGAAGATGGTTTTTGTGCCCACGGTGGTGTGGGTGGTGCCGGAGATGGGCAATCTTACTGGACTCATGCAGCCTGGAAAGCAGAAGCGGAGTTATAAAAATGAAATTTACGGATGCAAAATATATTAAAGACGTTCTTTATGATAAAGTTGATACAATTAGTGTAACATTTGAAAATGAAGTAATTCATGTTCCT